TCATCGGAAAAGTTAGCGGACGAGCCTTGCAAGTATAGCTGCAGCTGCGGAGGTAATTGGCCCTCGTCTAACGCGGCAAGTATTTGAAGCCCCTGGCTGGCTCTTCGCCCCGCATCGTCGTTTGGATTGCGTCGAACCGTGTTGCGCATTTTTTGCTCGCCTGCTCGCAGGCCAGCCCGCATCTCCATTATTTCTTTTTGCAAATTACTCATTTGGTGCCCCGTTGACTAGCGCGTTGGCGGCAGCTGCACCGGCCCCTGTTTGCGCCGTGTTTCCTTTACCCGTAATTTGGTTGTAGCGAGCCTTTAGCTGCATACGCGCGGCAAGCAATTTCGGATCGTTTTGCGCGTTCATCATGTGCTGCATGTATTGCACTCGGAACAGCGTCGGGTTAGACACCTGCAAATTCGACCCCTGTGCGTCTTGCATCTGGAATTGCAGCGACGCTTGCTGCAACACTTTTGCTCGCTCATTACTGAAGCTAAGCGCGTCCAACATCAACAAGTTACCTTCAACTGACTTCTCCAGAGTTGGCGAGCCGGTTTCAACGAAAGACAAGTCTTTGTCTGTTGGGTTTACGCCAAGTTGTTTAACGAGCGGCAAAATTAAACGTGTGCTTTGGCCAATGAAAAACTCAGCGTCTGCTGTATCTGGCACATCAAAGCCCAACGTAGCTCCCGCTCGCCGCAACGTGGTAAGAGCTTCTTGGCCAAATCCAGTTTCCAGCCCTGCGTCCAACGCTTCACGCATACTGTTAATAGTATCTTGGGTGGTCATGGCAGTGTTGTACTGCTCTCTGTAGTCGCCAGACATTTTGTAGAAATCGTCCAGCGCTCTAGGCGATGCTTGCTTTTCACCTAAGTTAAAGTTGGTAGTGGATTGAGAAGCCGCTAACATTTTATCAAATCGGGTCTTCTCGTCGGGGCCTAAGTTTTCTCGGAAACCAAAGTTTTTAGTCTTATCAGTAGCAAAACGCTGGTCGTAAGTGCTCAGAACATCGAATGCGCCGGCAGGGTCAGTCATCGACTTTGCCAGATACGCACGCTGTATTTGCGCGGGATATGTTGCTAGGTCAACGCCCATCGCTAGAGCGCGGGCTTGGCCTTCGCGCGTTAAATTCTGCACTTGCGTTGCGTACTCTAAACGCGCCTGATTGCCGCGAAGCCTGTTTAGCTGGTCGCCTGGTCTTTCTTTCATAAACAACGCCTGCTGAATAGGCGTAAGCACCAGGTTGTTGAAAGCGTTAGAGACTCCCTCCCGTAGATTTTTAGGCGCTCGAAATTCTCTAGGTGCTGCGTATTGCGCCAACAAGTCATTGGCTGTCATTGGCTGAACAGCTGCAGCTTGTTGTTGTGTCACAACAGGCGCAGACATAGGCGTCGAAATAGCCGCTTGCGGCATAGGTGCTTGAGGCATAGGCGCTGGGAAAAGCTGCTGCGCCAAAATGCGCTCTTGCTCGTCTGTTAGTAAGTTTGGTTCTGCCATTACATTAACCTCTGCTGTGCGCTGTTCATAAAACCACCGGTCGGTAGCTGCACGGTGGCTTGCGCGTTTTGAAAGTTCTGCTGGGCTTGCTGTTGCAATACCTGCATCTTCGCCATTTCATTTTGCGTTAGCGGCTGGCCGCTTTGCATTTTTTGAGCAATCGCCTGCATCTCGTCGTCAAAAAACTTTGCAGGATCTTGAAACGCACGAGCGGCGCGGCTGTCGCCTATTGCGCCGCCAATTGTGTCAATTGGACTCATAACCTTGTCAGCCGCCCCCATCGCGGCATCCATCAATCCGCCGCCAACGCTCTGTGCAAGCTGCCCTATCGCTTTAAGAAACATTAGCCACCACCAAGTCCGAGATTAGTAGTCGTGCCTTTGGTCTTACTCGTGAGCGGATTCGGCAAGATGCCGGCACCGCTACGCAGCACGTCGAACATGCGGAGCGGGTAGTCTCTCTGCTCCTCGAAGCGCCGTAGTCTGTCGTTGAGCAGCTGCTGCGCCGCAGCCTGCTGCTGAGCGCCAACGCCCGTCAACTGGCTCGCGTCTTGGAATGCCTGCGCCCTGGATAAGCCGCCAAGGTCAGCTAACTGACCAGCGCCCGCCAGCCGCTGCTGCGCAGCGGCAAGGCCGCCTTGCTGATTTGCAAGCGCTGCGCGTAGCGCGGCGTCTTGGTTTGCAAGCGCGCCTTGATTACGGGCCTGACCTGCGGCCAAGAATGCATCTAGGTTGGCACGCTGAGCGGCCATGTTGTTTGCGGCATTAAGCTGGCCAGCTTGCAGCTGGTTAGCCGCAGTGGCCTGGCGCGCTTGTAAGTTCTGCGCGCCTTGCGTTGCCTCCATTTGCTGGCGCGCCGCTTGGTTAGCCCGCGCTATGTCCAGCTGGCTTTGAAGGTTCTGCGAGCCTGCGCTCAAACCTGCTTGCTGGTTCGCTAGGCCGGCGCGAAGCGCCTGGTCTGCGCTGGTGGTGCCTGCCGACAGCCCAACTTGTTGATTCGCCATGTCAGCCTGCAATGATCGGCCAATGTCGGCTTGTGCCAGCTGCTGCGCGTTCTCAAACCCTGCCTGTCGCAGATTTGCTGCGGTGTTTGCCGCTTGCTGGGCAAACGATCTGTTTGTTTCAGCCTCTACGAGAGCCTGCCGGTCGCCGCCGAATGCATTAGCCGCCACGGCGCTTGCAGCGTTTTGGTTCTGCGTCATCTGACGTGCGCGGTCTAGGTCACCAAGGGCGGCGTCAATTACCTGAGTATCGAATTGATTCTGGTAGGGCGACAGATCTGTTTGGCCGACGTTACCGGCAGTAACATTCTGCGCGGTGACGCCCTGGGCGCTGACGCGCTCTGGCGACAGAGTCGACAGCGGGCCAATTCGATCCATGCCCATCTGTGTCGCTGTGATGTCTGCCGGTGCGGCCACGTTCTGGTTTGAAATCTGGTTGAAATTAATTCCGGTGTCTACCGTCATAGGTTGAACCGAAGTCGGCGTAAACGTCGCCACGTCTTTCGTTGCGTTGATTGCGTCATTTAATTGCTGTTGGCCAATACCGGCGCGGGCTGCGTCGGCGGTCATGTTCATGCCTTCCAGCTGTGTCGGTGCCATAGGTGCAACTGTGGCTGCGTCGTAGGCTTGATAAGGAGTTTGCGAAAGCTGCTGCCCTGTGCGGAATGTGCTTGTCAGCATTCCTTTCAGCTCAGGATCGAACGCCTGGCTCGAATTGTTGTTGCTTTTTCCCATGCTCATTTGGTTTGTCTCCTAGCGTGCAGCGAAATCTAAAATTGGTGTGTAAGGTTGCGCCTGCGCAAAGCCTTGCGTCGTGCCTTGGCCAAGCAAACCAATCTGCGTCCGTAAACCATCAAGTTCATCTTGCAGAGCGGTCGGGTCAAACTGTTGATAAGTCGGCAAATCTGCAGTCGTTAAAAACTGACTCGCGTCAAACGGCTCCGCCGCGCGCATTTCGTTTAACTGATTGCGAATGTCAGTGTCGTCATATGGCGTAAAGGTCGGGTAATCCAACTGCTTTGGCTCGAATTGATCCATGCTGTCGGTTAACTCAAACATCGAGGGGTCAGGGACAAACCTGTTTTGCAAAAAATCCATCCCGTCTTGGAACGTCTCAATGTTGGGCAAACCCAGCGTCTCCATACTGGCCCGCGTGTCATAGGGTGTAACGGCAGGCGTTACAACAGGCTCAAAAATAGGTATTGGCGCAGGCGCTGGGCCAGGTGTTGGCGCTTGCGCGGCCTGCCCTGGCAACGGGAACTCGTCGTAGTAGCCAGCGTCGGGCTGCGTGATGCGGTCTGCGCTGCCGTAAAACTGCTCGATGGCAGACAGGCCAGGCTCAGATTGTATTTGCTGAGGTGCTGCCATGCCTACGGGAATCGCCGCATCCTCAAAAGATGTCTGCGCCTCCGGCATTGCAAACGCGGCCTCGATTGCTGCTGGGTCTATGCCTACTATTTCGCCGTTTCCAGATTTGCTCATAGCTCTCTAACCATTGTAATGTGTGCGGGCTTGTAGCCCATGTCGTTTAATGCGCGCTTCCAACCATTGCGGCCTGTGAGGCTTATGGCGTTGCACTTTAAATTTTTCGCAAACTCCTGCAGCGACGACTCCATGCCCTTAATCTCTTCTAAGTCACCAGCCGCCAGGAACACATGCAGCGCCCGCTTTTTGGGGTACTGCACAATCTCAGTTATCAAACAGCTTTTTTCTGCTGGCCAGAAAAACATCGTCATGCTTTTGACGCCCTCGACGATGTCATCGTAATCGTGCGTGCCGCCTGAGAAGTCTAGAGCCGACTCGATAAGAAATCGGTACGGTGCCATGACCTCCGCAGCTGTTTGTTTTGCCGTGTTCATAATGACGTTGCGCTCAAGTTTCCGCTGTTGTCGACCGTCACGCTGTAACGTGTGCCATTTGGGCTTTTTAGAATTAGCCTTGCGTCACCAACCTCAACGTCGCGGTTTTTCTTGTGGTTTAACTGATCGGCTTGCTCTAGGTCGAGGTTCAAGGTCGACTGATAGCTGCCGCTGTACTTTGCTGGCGCGTCTTGCAATCTCATCGCTTGCTGCCCTCAACCACATCTAAACGCATCGTGCCGACGCGCCAGCTGCTGGCTGTGTTGCCAGTGACGCGCATCTGCACCTGGCGGCCCTGGAAGCGCACGTCGGTGGGGTTTGCCATAGTGAACGGGCCAAAGCTTGACTCTGACGCATTCGGATAGAGGCGGGTCTTAAATGTTGCCGTCACATCGCCCGCAGTTTTTTCGTCTGGGATCAAAGAACGTGCAACAACCAGACGATCACCGGCACCCAACTGAATCGGGCCGGTTTCGGCAAAGACGACGCTGTCGTCGTCATACGCATAGCCGCACTCGTGCTCATAGATGTAGCCGTCGGCGGTAGCGTAATTTGGATATACAAACGTGCCAGCATCGAAGCCCGCCGTGCGCGCCAAGGTGCCTACCTGCCAGTGGCCTTCCATGTAGTTGTAAGAAACGTAGGAGTCGTTTTCGCTTGACCCCTCTGACGGGTAAAACCACACCACTTCTGAGAACTGCGAGTTAAGTACGCCAACAACCTTGCTGCGCTGGCTATCATTAAGATGCTCAAAGATGAAGTCACCCACAGCTGACCGCAACGGCTGCACCCTGCCGTCATAAACAAAGAATCCGTTATTACCCATCCAGTAGGCTGCTTGGTCTGCGACGACGCAAGCGCCGGCGCTGATCACGCCACAGCCGCTGCCTACCTGGCTAAAGCCATAAACAAACGGCGGCCCTTGGTATCGAGCAACGTGGGCGTCAACGTCTGTCAGCAACAGCGTCTCGCCACGCATTCTGTGGCCAGACACTAGATTGCCATTGGTGGCCAGTGTGAAGCTGCCTGCTTGGTTCGTTGCCGCTGGCGTCCATGTGTTTGTGTCTTCCTGGTCGCTAAATGCAACCTTGTTACCTACACCGCCAGCGCCTAACGCGAATACAAACCGTTCTGGTGTCACCACAATTGCGGTGTTGCTTGTGGGCGCGTTGCTCAACAGCGCAGCCACAGAGGACGTGTTATTCGCCCACTGGTAAATCTTGCCGTCTGATGTTGCGCAGGCGATTAGGTACTCGCCAAATGTGTCTAGGCTCCAAGTCGTTGCCGGTGTATATGTTCCACGGTCTGGTCGTGGGGTGTTCCACGCAAACGTATTCCAGGTCAGGCCGCCGTAGCCGAGGTTCTGTACCGCATTCGCGCTGCCTGCGGTAAATCCTGCAGGGGTAATATCGGTCACCGTTGTGTCGGTGTTAATAAAGTACAGCTTGCTGTGCGTACCTGCAGCGGTGCGTCGATTACCGCCATTGTCTAGCCAGCCAATCATGGCGCGGCAGACGCCGGTCATCGCGCTTGTTGTGCGAGCGCGCCAGCCGCCTACCGGCTGCATCGCACCCTCGTACCATCGCACCAGGTTGCTGTCGCTCCATGCGTTCGCCTGCTGCAGCGCGGTGCCGTTTTTCTGCACGCCAGGTGGGATGGCTAAGCTAAGCAGCGGCATCTTGGTACTCTCCGGTGCGGATCATATCGGTCACCTCAACGGCGCGGTTGCCTACCTGCTTCGCCCAGCGGCTGTCTAAGAACTCGTCAGCTGCAAGCATGTAATCGCCAGACGCCATGTACGCCAAGCTTTTCTCAAACTTGCACAAAACTGTCAGGCCAAGGTTGAAGGCGATATCGATTATTGCGTCTTTGCGTGCCGCGTCTAATCCGTCAAACCAAACAAACGCGCGGTTCAGCTCATGCCGCACGCGAGTAATGTCATTGATCAGCAGGAAGTCTATCTCGTCATTGTCCAAGCCTAAGCCGGTAGGCGAGATATTGCGGCCAACGCCGATTGTCTCGTAGCCTGCCGAGCATGTATAAACTTTTGAGCGCACGCCTTCGTGCCGCTTAAGCATGTCGATCAGCTTGTTGCTCATTTTTTCCTCATGCCCATTAGTTTGTCGACGCCTTTAATTCCAAAGCTGGCGCTTACTGCCAAAAACAAGAGGTACTGATACCACTCAGGCAAACTGTTAAGCGCCTCAAAACCCAACTCGACACGCTCAATCACTGACGTGTCATTCATCGCAATGGCGTAACCGACCATAAACACCGGCACCGCCAGGACAACAGTCCAAAACTCGTCTTTCCAGCTAGCCCCGCTTGCGGCGGCCATTTTCGCCTCCCAATCAGCGCCGCTTTTTATCTGCTCAAGCTTTGCGGCTTGTTTGGCTTTACCAATTTCTTGGCGGTTCTTTATGACCCCACCAACAAGATCGGTTACTGGCCCTAGCAAAGTGCCAAGCAGCGCCACGGTCAGTCGTACTCCTTCTCAGGATCACGAAAAAAAATATCGCTGCCGGCCAATGAGCGGCTAATCCGCCTGGGTCTGCAGTGGCAGTCAAAGAACCTATTCAACGGCTTGCTGCTAAAGCCGTCAGTGTTGAACACGTCCTGCCGATTTAGCGCCTCTGACATCTCTGTGCAGCCAGTCAGAGTCTGGAAGGCCTCGTTGGCAATGACGTTTTCTTGTATGCCTTTTTCCGCGCAAACCATCATAAAAATGAGCATAGTCTCGCCCATCACAGCACTTTCTTCTTGCGAATGGCCTGCGTAGCTCTCTCCGTCACAGCCTGCAAGTCCAGCGTGAGCTGGTAAACCTCTGTGTCCCAGGCGGTGCCTAGCGTCAGCGGGCCTTGGTTCTGCACATAAACTTTCGCCCCGTATGAGCAGCGTTGGTGATTACGAGATAGCCAAGCCATCGCTACTGCCTTGCGCCTTGCGGGCGGATGAACGTCCGCCAGCATTCTGTATTCGCGCAAGTCGCAATAAAGGTTTGGTTTTGCTGGGTCATATATCTTTACTGCGCGTTCTGGATCATCAACTCGATTAGCGTTTGCAATTTTGCGTCGCTGTCGCGTGCGGTTTCGTTCATCTGAGCCAATGACTGAGTAATCTGCTCGATGGCTTGGCTGTTCAATTTTCCCGTTGTGTCGGCTTCTTCTACTTTGACTTTTATCTCGGCCACCTCTTGCGCGGTAGCTTCTGCGCGGGCTTCGCTGGCCCCGTACACCATGAGGCCGGAGCCAACAGCAAACACCAGTGGTAAGGCCCACGTCGGAATAGAGACGCTTGATCCTTCGCTCATATTTGACTCCTAAACCAAAAACTTAGTTGCGATGATCGTTGCAAAAATTACGGGGTACATGCCCCATATCATCATTTCCATTCGATCCATCTTCTTGCCGCCAGATTCTAGC